GGAACTACACTAGAACCAGGAACTGCTGGAACTAAAGGTAGTGCTGCAATGACTGCAAAAGAAAGGCAACGTAAAGCATATCTTGAGCGTAAAGCAAAAGAAAGTGGTGCAAAACAACCAGAAACTGCATCACAAGCAATTTCACAAACTAAATCAGCAGCTGCAACACCAGCAGCAGAAAAGAAACCAAAACCAGCACCATCAGGTAAAACAAGAGCAGAAAGAGATAAAGAAAGAAATGCAGCATTAAGAGCAAAGTATAATGCTGAAAAGCAAAAAGCACTTGCAGGATATAAAGAAGTTCACGGAAAACTTCCAACAGGAAAAGAAAGAACCAAATTACTTGCAGCGGTTCAGAAAGCACATCCACCTCATCCATCAGGCACATTAAAATAGCTCACCTTCAAAGTGTCCCTATAGTATAAGCACCTGAGACCCTTCTATTTGCCTCTCTAACATTATGGAAACCGTGACTGTGAGGGTTGATACCCTAAAACGTCTAATTAGTAACTTGCAGGATGCAGTCAACGTGTGCTATAATGTTGACTCATCCGAGAGTGATAATTGCGAGAAAACCTATCCTTTTGCAACTGGTTATTCTCGTTCTGCGATGCAAAATGCTATCTTTGACCTTAACAACATTCTGAGCAAGTGATTCCTACTCTTCGTCCTCATCAAGACCGTTCCGTAAAGGCAATGGTTAAGTATTCTAAAGGTATTATCTGTGCTGTAACTGGTGCAGGTAAAACTCTTGTAGGAATTGCTGATACTGTGCGGGAGTTTGCATCAGAAACTCCTCAAACTGTTGTTGTAGTTGCTCCGCGTATTTTGCTTGCAGAACAACTCTCTCACGAGTATCTGGAGTTTATCATCAATGCAAAGGTATTTCACTGCCACAGTGGAGAAACTCACTGGGAATCTTCTACTCGTCCCTATGAGATTCGTAACTGGGTGAATACTCATAAAGATTCGCACAAACTTATCTTCACCACCTATCATTCTCTCTCTCGTCTTCAGCAGGCAGGGATTGAGGTTGATACTGTTCATATGGATGAGGCACATAATTCGGTTCAGAAGCACTTCTTTCCTGCTGTTGAGTATTTTTCAAAGACTGCAAAAAGGTTCTATTCATATACTGCAACTCCCAAAAACTCCAATGTTATCGGAAAACCTGGAATGAATTGGGATGAAGTTTATGGACAAATCATTGCAAATGTTTCTGGTCCTGAGATGGTTCGTGGTGGTTACATTGTGCCACCTAAAGTAGAAGTTAAACAACTTCCTATGGTTAAAGGTCGTCAGGTTATTTTTGACCGTGATGCAGAGAACTTGATGGAAACGATTGATGACTATAAGGTTGGTAAAGTTCTTGTTTGTGCTAAAACCACAAAGCAAATTATTGGTCTGATTTCTGAAACTGATTTTTGCAAAGAACTGAAAGACCGTGATTACTCTTGGATGGTGATTACAAGTCGCACTGGTGCAATTATTGATGGTAAAAAGGTTGACCGAGAGCAATTTTTTGATGTTCTAAATGCCTGGGGTAAAGATAACTCTAAAAAGTTTGTAGTTATTCACCATTCTATCATTAGTGAGGGTATTTCTGTTAGTGGACTTGAAGCAGTAATCTTTATGCGTCCAATGGATTATATTGGAATTGCACAAAGCGTTGGGCGGATTGTAAGATTGCATCACGATGATGCTAAAGGTCTTGCTGATGGTAAGATTCAACCTGGAGCACTGGGTCAATATACCAAATCTTTCGCTCTGTGTGTAATTCCAGTTTATACTTCTGTTGGTATCTCTACTGCCCGTAAAGTTCAGGCAGTCGTTGATACCATCTTTACCAAAGGAGAACCCTGCATCTCTACAGTGAACCGATAAATCATAGTGTGGGCAGCAACTTGTGTCCTGGCAGATTTGAGTTGCATAAGTCCCACTTTTATGCTAATATGGATAAATAAGTATAGTCTTGCCAGGACACAAATGTATTACACTTACGCTTATTTACGGGAAGATAAAACGCCCTACTATATTGGAAAAGGATCAAGTAGAAGGGCATATTCCCCAAACCACAGAATAAATCTACCGCCTAAAGATAGAATACTTATTCTAAAAAGATTTGAAAACGAATGTGATGCTTTTAAGCACGAAATGTATATGATTTCTGTATTGGGAAGAAAAGATTTGGGAACTGGTATTCTTCAAAACTTATCAGATGGTGGAACTGGGGGCGCTGCTGGATATATTACAAGTCCTCAAGTTTGTTCTATGAGAAGTGAAAGAATGAGAGGAAATAAAATATGGAGCGGAAGAACACACGATAAAGAAGCAAAGGAAAAAGTTAGTAAAGCAAGAAAAGGAAAGAAACTATCACAAGAACACATTGAAAAATTAAAAGTATCTCATTCTCAAGAATGGAAGATAACATCCCCAGATGGAGAAATAATTATATTGTCGAATCTTACTGAATGGTGCAAAATAAACAATCTTAATCCATCTGCTTTCTATAATTATGGAAAACATAAAAAGTGGAAAGCAGAAAAATATAATAACTGATAAAAAAATGATTGAAGGATTTACAATGTTCAAGGATACATACGCTGCCATCCCTTTTGGTAAGCAACTGATGATAATCTATCAGGGTCAGCAACTCAAAGTGTGTAAGACTGAATCATCAGCAAGAAAGTTTATTTCAGATCACAAAAAAGGCAAATCAGTAGCAAAACTTCCACTGGATTAAAATAGCTCACCTCCAAAGTGTCCCTATAGTATGAAGAACACTCATCTGCAACACCCCGAAGATTCTATCCTGACTGGCGATCTGTCAGTTCTGGATTGGTTCGTGAATCCTGGGACCTTAAGTGTCAAGATTGATGGTGCTCCTGCTGTTGTTTGGGGCACGAATCCTGCAACTGGTAACTTCTTTGTGGGCACCAAAAGTGTGTTCAACAAAGTAAAGATCAAGATCAACGAATCGCATCAGGACATTGATGCAAATCACGAAGGAAATGTTGCACAGATCCTTCATGCTTGCTTGGATTACTTGCCTCGCACTGCTGGTATTTTGCAAGGTGATTTTATCGGTTTCGGTGGTGATGATGAGTACAAACCAAATACTATCACCTACAAGTTTTCTGAAGTAGTGAATGAGGAGATTATTGTTGCTCCTCATACTGTCTACATTGCAGAGAAAGATTTGCGTGATGCAGTTGCTTATCCGATGAACTTTATCATCACTGATACTCCCTACGTCAAGTTTGTGAAACCTGAAGCATACATTCAGTACGGTCAAGAATCGTTTGCTGATGTGAAAGAAGTATGCGACTTTGCCGGTCAAATGTCCACTGCCTGTGAGTTCGTTTCTAACAAGAAAGCAGAGCAGATTAAGAAGCAACTTAATGCTTACATCCGTGCTGGTGAGCAGATTAGTGTAGAGAACGTGAATGACTTTGATTGTGACCCCAACCTGATTCGTTTGTGGTGTTTGGTGAAGTCGATCAAAGATGACTGTTTGTTCCTGTGTCGCAATGATGGTCCCGCCGCTTACATTGGATACAACCGAATTGATGCAGAAGGTTATGTGATGACCAATGAGTTTGGAATGTTCAAGTTGGTGAATCGTGAAGTTTTCTCCAGAGCAAACTTTAATATGGTCAAATCCTGGTGAATTAAAATAGCTCACCTCCAAAGTGTCCCTATAGTATGAGCACTGCACAAATGACAACTACAACCTTTGCAGACTATTCTGCACAACAAGAAGCACGCAAGAACATTGAACTTGCTGTTCTGGGGCACACCTATGCTCTGTGTGAAGCACTGCGACAGAACTTTATTGAGTATTCTATTCGCAGTCATCAACTTCGCACGTCTGATGTAGAGTATCACGATGCTTGCATTGAGAAACTCAAGCAAGGTATTTGTGATTATGAGTTCTATCCTGAGACTGGTAGAAAGTATCATAAAGTGATTATGAACGCAAATGGTTCTCGCAGTGTGCATTGCTTCATTGACAAAAAGACTGGTGAAGTGTATAAGTCTGCATCGTGGAAGTCTCCTGCCAAAGGTGTTCGTTATGATCTGCGATTGATTGCTGATCGTGAATGGTTGCTTGAAAATGCTGACTGGTGTGGAAACTATCTTTATAGGTAATCAAACTCCAATCATTTCTGGTATAAATAGAAGTAATTAAACTCCAATCAACTATGAAACTTATACCAGGATATGAAGCATATAGTGTTACTCAAAATGGGATAGTATATTCTCATAAAAAATCAGGAGGAAATGGTAAAGGAAAAGTTCTTGATTATTCATATAAAAGAGAACTAAAACCTCAATCAAATCATAAAGGTTATTATTCTGTTGTTCTTGAAGCAAATACTCCTAACTCTAAAAATATGTTCATTCACAGAGCAGTAGCGTTAGCATATATCCCAAATCCTCACAATTATGATACAGTTAATCATATCAATGAGGATAAAACTGATAACAGAGTTGAGAACTTGGAGTGGATGGGTAATGCTGATAATGTAGCATACTCACAAGCAAAAACGCGACTGATTGAAACACCAACTGGAGAAACTATTGAAATCACAAATCTCACAAAGTGGTGCCGTGAGGTGTTAAATCATTCTTCATCTGGGACAATGTTAAGGACATTACGAAATCCTGGAACAACTTGTAAAGGTTACAAATTGATTAAATGACATCAACTGACAAACTCATCTTTGTTTCATCGTTCTTTATCTTTATGAACTGGGGATGCAGAATCACTCAACTTCTTCTCAATCATTTGTTATGAGCACCATCTATCATTCTGGATACGGTTATAGCAAACTCCTCTGTGAGAATGTTACTTCCTGGTTTCTGAATAAGTTTCTGCCACGTCACAAGATTGACGTGGAGATTCTACATCGAGGACTGCGAAAAGAAGGTGTTTATGGTTATTGCGACTTTGTAGATGAAGCACATCGTCCTCGGCACTTTCTGATCGAACTGAATACTCATATGGACAAAGAGTTATATACAAAAACTCTTTTGCACGAGTTGGTGCATCTTCGTCAGTGGGTTGTGGGTTCACTGCAACTCCGTCGCGGAAAAATGTGTTATTGTAAAGAACCTGTTGAAAAGTATGAGTATTGGGATCAACCACACGAAATTGAGGCACGGGAACAAGAAGAAACTCTCTATGAAGAGTATATTCTAGAGACCACAGGTGTGGACATTCGTGATACTATCTGCCGCACTATACAGCGTCATCGTCTGTGAAATGTTTGGGACAATTAAAATAGCTCACCTCCAAAGTGTCCCTATAGTATAAGCACTGATCAAATGACTCCCGAACAAAAGTTTCAACAACTGTTTGAAGAAATGTATCAACTTTGTGAGGAACAAGGTTGGGGAGATCCTTTCAGTTATGCTCGCTCCCGTGAGATTCACCTTGCTGGTATTCTTGGGCATAAAGTAGCAGAAACCTATTCAGGTGCTGATGCTGTAGATGAAAAAGGTGAGTGTGAGTATAAATCAACGATTGCCAATTCTATCAATGGGACGTATAATGGTATCAGTGTTCAAGATACCTGGGAAGAGCAGGAACGTTATTTGATTGAAGAAAAACTTGGTAAGTATTCTAATCACTACATTGCCCGTTATGATGGTGGCAAAGTTGTGGAAGTTTGGAAACTGACTGGTGATGATGTGCTGATGATTCTGCTTCCTAAACTTAAGAAAGATTGGGAACGTAAGATTCACGGTAAGCACAAAGATCCACGTCTTTCGGGTAATCTAACTAAGAAAGAAATCTACAAGTTCGGAACTCAAATTGTATGACGATTGATAGTGGCAAACTGATGTACTCTGAGGGTAACAATGACGAGTGCTATACGCCTCCATACGGTGTTACCCCCATTCTGAAATACATCCCCAAAGATGCTATTGTCTGGTGTCCATTTGATACTCCCAATAGTGAGTTTGTCAAGCAGATTGGTGAGCAGAATGATGTAGTCTACTCCCACATCCATTATGGTCAAGATTTCTTTGACTTTGAACCACTCAAATGGAATGTAATTGTATCCAATCCACCATTCACAAACAAACGTAAGTTCTTTGAGAGAGCATTATCATTTGGCAAACCATTTGCACTCATTATGACTAACACTTGGTTGAATGATAGTGCTCCAAAACAGTTATTCAAGGATAAGGATTTGCAACTACTGATGTTTGATAAGAGGATGAAGTTTCACAGTCCTGATGGTAGACCAAACGACAAGATCACGTTCAGTTCTAGTTACTACTGTTGGAACTTTCTGCCGAAGCAAATCATTATGGAAGAACTTAGCATACCAAAGAGTGATTCACGAGCAAAACTTCCGATCAATTAAAATAGCTCACCTCCAAAGTGTCCCTATAGTATGAGCACTGATCAAATGACTGAAATCTTTCACTACACTACCAACTGGAAAGAAGGCAAAGTCTGCCAAATGTTCATTCAGCAAGTGACACCTGAATGGCAAGAATGTGGTCACCAGTATGTTGCGATTGCTCTCAATCCTGAGACCAATAAGAGTATGGTGATGTCAAAACCACGTTCCCATTATGATACTCTCCAGTGGGTTCGTAAGTTCTGTGGTTCATTCTCTCTCCTTTACTGATTATGAAAAAGTCACACAAAGATGAAGTTCGTTTGTTTATTCTAACTCAACTTAGGGAGATGAATGACTTACGGTGGAAACTTGATGAACTTGCTGAAGATAATGACATCGAACCTTTGGATGCTATGGAGTTCTATGAACAAGAGGTAGAACGTATTAACAAACTCTTCAACTATCCTGGGCAAGAATAATGAAGAACTATCGTGTGATGGTTGAAACTTTCGATGGATGTGTGACTGTTTGGTATGAGAAATCCAAAGCAAAGACTGCGGACAAACTGATACTGAATCGTGTCTACAATCAACTCTGTGGACTTAACATCAAAGAAATCTCTGTTCAACCTTCTGTCTGAAACTCTCATGAAATACGTCGTTCAACTTTATGTCGGTGGCAAAGTTTTCACCGAAGAAGTACAAGCAATTAGTCCAAAAGATGCAAGAGAAACTGCACAAGCACGAAATCCTCATGCAAAAGTTGTAGGAGTCAATGCAACATTCAAGTAATTAAAATAGCTCACCTCCAAAGTGTCCCTATAGTATGAACACTCAAACCTTCACCGTCCGTTTCGATTCTAATGCACTCGATTCTCCTGAGTACATTGGACCTTTCTATTCTGAAGATGATGCACAAGATTATGCTGATGATCGCAACGGTTCGTTAGCATTATCTGGTATTCCTTCCTCTGTTGCTTGTTACTCTGTGATCTGATTATGCACTTCCAAATTGTTGACATTGAGTTTGATTTTGATGATGCTGATGATGAAGATTGGGGTGGGCATCCTATTCCCAAACAACAAATCATTGACGAAGTTACTCACACTATCTGGGAAGCAGATGATGAAGATGATCTCGTTGAAGAGATCACCAATGCAACAGGTTGGTGCATCAAATCCTTTGAGTACATTCACGTTCTAAAATGATTGAGACTGATTTCTTTATACTCACACAAGAACAATATGATTTTGTGAGTGATTCTGCTGAGCAACTGAATCTATCTGTTGACTATTATTTGATGGAGTTTTGTGAGGTCACAGGACCGTATGTAAGGTCCAATTAAAATAGCTCACCTCCAAAGTGTCCCTATAGTATGAACATCACTGACCTCTTCGATTCTATCAAACTCAGCGAGCAAATCGCTCTTGAACATTATCAACAACTGAATGGTATTGTTGATTATCGGTTGCCTGGAGTTTGCAATCACTACTTCGCAAAGTATGATCTGAATGGTCAACGAGATGGCGAAGTTTGCCTCACTTGTAAAGTTAGCAAGACTGTAAAAGGTCAACTGCGTTATACTTTCCAACTCAACGGTAAGCGTATTGCAGAGAAGCAAATCGCTGCTGAGTTTAATGTCCTCGGTGCTTTCACTCACTGATTCCAACTGAAACAAACAAATGACTAACACATTCGATCGTCAACAACTCATCTCTGATTATGCTCAACAGATCCTAGATGGGATGGATATGAAAACAATGGAATGTTTCGTTTATGATACACTTATTGACAATCTTTCCTCTTATTCTGATGAGCAACTGATTGAGGAAGTTACTGAATACAATCCTGAACTGATTGAAGGTTGAATTAAAATAGCTCACCTCCAAAGTGTTCCTATAGTATCACCACTCTCAACTCACACAATGCGAGTCATCGAATCACAAATGAATCAAGCAATCACACAAGAACGTGATTGGAAGAAAGATAATACTCAAGTTGTCAACATTGAAGGTGTATCTTTTGTCTATCTGTATAGCAATCTGATTGCAATGATAGGTGATACTTGGTTGGAATTGTTTGATGGTGGTTATCAATCAGCAACCACCAAATCACGCCTTAATGCTATTCTCAAAGAACACGGGAATAGTGAGTACATTTATCAGAAAAACTTTAACTGGTTTGTGTCAACCAAGTATGGTGATCTTCCCTTTGTTGATGGTATGAGACTGAACTAAATCATCTCTTCTGAATGATACTTAAAGGGGCAATCAAATGCCTCTTTTTTATTGCTTATGAGTCAAATTATAGTGATAAATGTATCGAAATCAATTAAAAATGTATTATTTAATATAAATGTATTGATTAAATCATTCTCAATAAGTATCATTTAATTGAGAATCAATAAGGTGTCTAAATGATAATCAATAAGAGAATGTGTTGAGAGAAGGTGTTAATTTGTTGAGTTGAATGTGTGATTTAAGTGTATTATAGAGGTGATACTTATGAGTCTTTTAATGTACCTGGGCCTTGTGATTTATGATCAATTAAATGTGCTGAGGTCTTGTGATTATACCCTTATAAATGTGCTGAGGTCTTGTGATCTTTGCCTGCATTGTATCAGCACTCCCCCGAAATGTCAAGACCCCAGAAATATCCCCAAACCCCCACATCCCTCTCACAAAGTATCAGCACTCCGAATAAATACTCCCACCACCTTGACAATTCAGACAAGGCATCTTAGGATACTCACATACACATTCGGAGACTTCACTTATGTCAGTTGCGTATCATCAGGCACAGAAGCAACGTTATAGAGTCACTCTTGAATTGGACGTTCTGAGTGATTTTGATCCGCATCAATTGGATTGGGAGAAGTTATTCAAGTTGGAACCTGCTGAACACTGTGAGGCATATGTGGAGGATCTGAGTACACCCGATCGTTGGTAGTTTTCCACAATTAAAATAGCTCACCTCCAAAGTGTTCCTATAGTATGGGGGAGAGGCAAACGACCTTCCTACACTGACCCGATGGGATAACGGGTCACTAATCTATAAAGTCCCAGCACACTTTCATTCACACTTAGATCACAATGTTCAGCACCGTGATTAATCAGGTCCGCACTTTTGCCGATCAGATGAGCAATCCTGTACGTCGCAAAATCTTCTTCCTGTATCACTTTGCTCCCGATCGTTATACTCAATTCACGGACCTGATGTATACTCTGAACACCGATTATCATCAAGGTCTGATCACTAAAGAGCAGTTTGATAATACACTTCT